TTATAGCTTTAAAAGTATAACATATATAATTATTAATATACTACCTGATACACATCCCCATTTTATAGAATTTTCGTTACTATTATCTTTTTTATTTAAAATTTTATTACAAGTAAATCCTACCATACAAGACATTATTATATATTTAACCATACGTCCTCCTAGCTGAGTGGCTTAGGTAATTTAGTTATGAACTTCGCATAACCTTTTTCATACCTTATTAAATTCAAACTATGAAACTGTTTAAGGTTGAGTAAATCCTCAAGTTCATAAGGCTTCATTTCTTCTTTAAGTTCTTCAAAATTCTTTTTATCTGCTCCTTGTAAAAGCATATAACTAGCACCAGAAGCTTTTATTTCATTTTTTAATTGTGGATTTAATTGGTTCATGTAATGTGCAGATATCACTATTTTTGTTCCAAATTTTCTTAATTGAGATAATACTGAACAAATAACATTTTCCGCAGTTGGGGCTTGATATAATTCATCATAGAACACGTTGCACCTCTTAGGTTTATCATGCAATGCACCTCTTAGTTTTGTTGCTAAAACTATTTTAGATGTAAAGAAGGTAACTAATACATTCTTTACCATTTGATTGTTAAATGAATCCTCTGGCATTTTTATTAATATAACTTTCCCTTGATCCATAGCTTTAACAAAATCTATATTGTTGCTACAATCCATATTAAACATATATTTTAAATAGATATTTTCTTGAATAAGATTAACTCTATCTAAAATACCATCTATCTTACTTTCTTTAGTACCTACAATTTCTCTGCTAACTATTTCTTTAGTCTTTTTATCTTTTCCTTCTTTTATATCATCCAATTCTCTTAAATTATTAATCATATCAGAAAAATATTTTTGGCTTTCTTCTGATAGATTATTAATACAATCTATATAGTAATATCTTTTCCTATGATTTTGTAAACATTTAATAACATCACCTATGGATGTATTGTCATTTATATAAACAATGTTAGCTGCTGAACTTAAATATCTTCTCATTTTGCTAGTTAAGGGCAATCCGTCAGTATTAATAGAATCTATAAAAGCCATAGTCTGTTCCGCTTTCATGTTAGCCATTTTCAACATCATAAACTCGTCTTCACCTTCACATCTAACCTCATTAAATCCTAATCCTTGAAAATACTCTTTTTTAGATAAATCTATTTCTACAACATCCTCATTTTTTACACTTCTTTTTACTGTATTAGCTAACTCACAATTTTTAATATAGTCTAATATTATTACAGACTCTTTTTTATTATTTGCATTTTTACACATATTTGCAATAAAGGTTGTTTTTCCTCCACCTTGTGGACTTAATAATAATAATGCTAAATTACCAAAATTATATTCATCCCTCATATATGCTTCATATTTCCTCCCTTTATAGTTTGAAGTCCCTAAATAAACATATCCACTTTGTAATTCCTCTGGAATAGGATGTTCTAGCACATCTATTTTCGTATTAATCTTAAATCTTTGCAATAATTCCCTTCCTGCAATTTGTATTAAATTGTTACATTCTAATGTACTCATTCTATTTTTATCAACTCCCTTAAATTCATAATCATTAATATTTATTTTGGTTTTATTTTTTATCTTTTTGTATTGTAATGAATTGTCTTGGCCTATATTCTTGTAAGATTCTAAAACTGCAAAAGCATTATTTTGTTGTCGTAATTTATCTTTGCTTATGCTAGATACTAATAATTGTGTGTCTAATACTACAGTGTTTTCTTTTTTTCGTGTTATGGTAGAAAGATTGCTTAGTTTATCTATTGCAGTTATCGCCAGTTCAGTGTCTGTTTTTCTTGCTGTATCACTTATCGCATCATTAAATATATCAAAGGCTAAATCTATTAATTTTATTGCAATTATTCCAATATATTTTAAGATTACAAAGAAGTCTAATTTTTCTTTTTCTATAGGGAAGCCTGCTTGTATTTTCTTCATAGTTTCCTTGTAATTACCTTTCCACTTACTTTGATTAACAGGAATAAAATTATACAAAATGTCTATCTTATCTTCTGCTTCCATAATATCTATTACATTCAGTATGTTATTCAATGGATCATTAGTCTTTTTATTAACTTTTAAACTTAAAGCGTCTTCTTTTTCATAATACAATTGGTATTTTAAAGATTTATTAAATTCTTTTTCATCCATTGGTATAGTATCAACTTCTTTTACAGTTATTCTTTTCCATGTTTCTGTACATTTTTCTATAAATAAATTTTTATATAATTTAGGTACTACCATATAAAAAGTACAATCTTCTTTAGTAATACTAATTTGAAATAAAACCTTTGCAGGCAATTTATATACAACTTTAAAACCTTTATTTTTTACTTCTTTCATTATTCTCTGATATGGCATCCTATACATATTCGCTATTGTTTTAGCAATAAGTTCAGTATCGTAATTACGATTACTTGTATCTGGTGTAATATGCAATACTGAATATTTGGGTTTTACTATTTCAAACCAATCACTCATTTTATAAGTTTTTTCCTTTTTTAAAAAATCAAACATAGTTTTCTCCTTATAAAGCACTATTAAACATCATTATTATAATGTAAGTTATAATACTTCCTTTTGCCCATAATCTGCCCTTCTTCCAACCTATAATATAAGCTATAACACTAAAAAGACATATAAACATACATATCCAAAAGCTATTTTTAACAACACTCACCCAAACAACCGCTGAAAATTCCTTAGGGTGTTTTGCATAATATATAAAATTAGATATAGATTCAAAGAAAGCTTTAGTATTAGTATTAAACTCATTTATGCTTTTGACAATCTCAAAATTGGATATATCAAAAGGGCTAGTTATATTCCCCTGTAAAAATTCTTGAATACTCATTTATACCTCCTACATAAAAATGCTTCTAATTAATTGAAATCCTTCAGGGATTAAATAATTCATTATACATATCAAGAACCCTGTACCTACCTTTTTCCATGTCCCCTCACCTTTAACAGCTAATTCTAGCAGTGCTTTAAATGCATAAATCATGGAAGCCCAGAATATAACCGATTGTGCTATTCCTACCAATCGCCAACCGCCTTGATCTAATTTAACTATTCCAGTTTTAGGAACTGCCATAACTTTTTCTACATACATTAATCCACCTAATGTAAAAGCTAATGTATTGTATAATTTATCTCCTTCTTTTAAATAAACACCTTCATCATTGAGTTTTTTTACCATTGTACAACTTAATCTCTCTATTTTAGTTTCATTGGTTTTTTTTATAACTTTTAAGCCTTCTTCAAATGAATACACCTTCTCTTTATTAAAAAACATACAAACCTCCTGAATAATATTAGTTTAAATGGTAAACATATAAATACAACCTATGAAAGGATTTGATATTAATGGAATTTTTATTTTTTTGTTCTTCTACTTATGTTGTTCTTGAATTACTTAAAACTATATGTTGTAAATAATTATTAATATTTTGTAAACAATCTTAATTTCAATAAGAATCAGTAAACTTTTAAGAAGTTATTGCATACACTGCTAATGTGTAGCGAGTGTTAAGGAGTGATAGCTCATTAACCGAACGAAATATTAAGCAGTGAATTTGGGATAAGTCTAGCCTTCTGCTAGGCTTTATTTTTTATCTATTTTTAGCATTTTGCATTATCAAAACTTAACTTCTTCAAACAAAAATTCTATTTTTTTATCTTGATGATCTAGTCTATAACTCTTTTCATAGTAAAATAAAAACTCATCATCTAAAAGACCTTCACTCAGTGCTCCTATGCCAAAATTCTCATTTATAAAACTTTCTATAAATTCATCTAAAGTCATTTCTTCCTCAAATTGTTCATATTTCTCCTCTAAAAATTCATATAAATTTTTCATTTTCTAATCCTCCTCTAAAATTTCTATTGGTAATGTACCTTTTAAAATGTCTTTAACTATTGCAGCTGGATTACTAAACTTTAACAGCCTTCCATACAACTTCAATTCTTCTATATCTTCCTTTTTGAATTCCAAAACAACTCTTAACCTTTCTGCCAACTTTGTCACCTCCGTATACTTTGTATTAATTTAATGTATACAATGTCTAAATTGTATTCTTTGTTGTCTTTTAATATATCCTATGCACTAACTTACGAAAAGTTTCCTGTTTGAGTAATATTTTTTCAAATAAATTTTATATTCGACTTTGAATAATTAAATATATAAAAATAAGGACCTAATCACATAGGTACCAAATATCTTCTACCTTGCGATTAAGTCCTTTTGCTATTACTAACAAGGTCTCTGCATTACCTTGTTTTATATTATTTTCTATTGGGTTATATGTGCTTTGACTTATTCCAAGCATTGCACAAAATTCCTTCTGATTCATAAGAAATTCTCTCATTCTTATTTCCTTTAGCCGATTTTTAACCACATACACCACCTCATTCCAGTATATGTAAGTATTCTTCAAAGGGACTAAATTTCCTTTTTAAACTTGTCCATATTTAGCTATTTAAATAATTAGGTATATAACTATTAGCTATATATGTAAGTATAACTATATTTAAAAGAAAACCTAACTAAATATAAGTAGTAATTTTATACTATTTCAACATTTATAAACATACTGCAAATAAAAGTTAATACTTTTAGATTATTATAAATTCCTTAAAAGATAAAAATTACCATAAAGCTAGGCTATCTTTAACCGATTATAAAATTAAAGGATATTAATAGATATATATCCATATGAAACTTATATTTACATATTTTAAAATTATTTATATAAAGTTAAGGAGATGTTATTATGAAAAAGTTTAAAAAACTATTTATTACTACAAGTTCTTCATTCTTATTTATACTATCTTTCTTTTTATTTTTTACCAAATCAAATGTACAAGCATATGATGACCCGTTTATAGGGAATATTGAAATTGTAAGCTACTCATATGATGCTATTTATCCTGCATTTAAAAGTACAAAACCATATAAAGACTTTTATGATGTATCTTTTGATTCTTCTAACTCTAAAAGAGGGAATGTTTACATTAGGGTAATACAACAAGGTTCTGGTGGAAATAGAAATCTAGTTGTAGATAATAACGATGGTAATTTTGTTAATGCAAAATCTTCTGATATATCTACAGATTTATTAACTTCTGGTGGCATTTTGAAAGGCTATGATGAAGTATTTAAAATTACAGATTTGAAAACAGGTTACCATAACATAAAAAGGCTAGGTTTTAATAACAATATGCTAGGTAAACCTATAGTACAAGATTCTATAAAAGTAAGAGTTTCTAACCATAATACATTCCCTACTAAAAGCAATGTACCTGTTAACAAAACATTTTCAATCAAATTCAATCGACCAGTTAAAATTGATTCATCTACTAAAGATCTTGTTAAAGTTTTAGACTCTAATAATAGAGAAGTTCCAATTAGTATAGGCTCAAGTTCTGATCCAAATTGTTTAGAAATATACGCACCAAGCAATAATTATTTACCAAACTCTAAATATACGCTAAAAATACTTCCAGGCATTAAAGCTACTGATGGTAAAGAATTATTTATGTCAATAACAATGGATTTCAATACTAATAATAATTTAGGCAATAGTTCCAGATCATTACTATCAAGATCAATTCATACATTAGATAAAACACCTGATTTAACATTAAACTTTGATTAGAGTGGAGGAATATTATGATACATAATATTAGTAATTCTCAACCATATTTAAATATTAATACTAAAAAAAATACTATAGAACAGAATAATCAACCTGAAGATAATAAATTTAAAAAATATCTTTCTGACTATGTACCAAAATATACAGGCAATGAGGGAGTCGTACAGGAACATAATTATAAGGAAATGACGCTCTTTGAAAAACGTACATTTGATCACTATATGCAAACCGATTTTTTATATGGAGTTTCTTATGAGGACTTCAAAAAAAATCTATGTGGATTTCCTCCTGTTGATGCTCCAAAGGATGTAATGGAAGCTTATACAAATACTATATCAAAATATCCTGAAAATCAACGTGAAAAAATTATGGGTGAACTTAGTTATTTAGAATCACCAACTGATAATTTAGATATGAAAACTAGCATAAAAAATGGTATAGAACATTGTAAATTAGTTGAAATCATAACAGGTCAAAGCCAAAAACATAGGGAAAATTTATATGAAGATTTTTTAAATGAACTTAATAAAATTAATAATATAGATAATTCTCATAAGAAAACAATAGATATTTAATATATAACTCATAAAAAAAGAACCCCTTATAAATTATAAGATGGGTTCTTTTCTTTAAGTAAGGAAGTATATGATTAACCTATTGGGAAGCCGTTATATTTAATATTCTATAAATGTTAAAAAATCCCTTTAAATGATTAAAAACAATAGCTATAACATATGCTACAACTACTATTTTTAAACACATCATATTTTATTTTTCAACATAAATATCATAATTTCAGTAAAATTTTAAATATAGTTTGATTTTGTATGAGCCACAATATAAATGATATTATCATGATTAATATAATAAATGAATTGGTCCAAAATACAATAGGATATCTAATTCTTAATCTTTTAAGTGGTGAATTTAAAATCTTTCTATATTCTTTTATATTTTCACTTTTTTCTTTAAACATTCCTTTTGTTTCATCCCAACAATTCCAATCATAGCATTGATTATAATACTTGTCCAAACTACAAGTGGCAATATTTTTATTACAAATTTTAGCAACAAAATATAACAAAACAAAAATAGTATTAAACAGAATAAATCCTACCAATGCTGCCATAAAAATAATCCTATATTTACTTATATCTTTACCTAAGTTTGAAAAAATATTTTCTGTAACTTTTATACTACCAAAAAAAGCTATAACTATACCTGAAAATATACCTAATATAGATATAAACTGTGCATTAGAATTCTGAAGTTGGTCATTAACATTATTAACAGTTGTATATAGATTATTAATATCTGTATTTAAATTATTGTATAAATCTCTATAATATTCTAGTTCACTTTTAGCTGTATTTACTTTACTTTCAATTAACTTTTCTCTTTTTTCATAATCATGATATAATCTTATTCTAGTTACCTCTAGCATTATGTGATCATATAATTTTAGAAAAGATTTCTTAAAAACATATTCAGATGTAGAAATATGTTCTTTCAAAATGTTCATATTTAACACTAAGTAATCTAATGATTCATCCTCTATTTCCATTAAAAGTTTCAATATCTGAGAATATTTATGTCTATAGTTGCATTGATATATATTGTTAAATTTTTCTACAATAAAACTAATATCTTCTACCCCTTCATCCATTATAAGTGTAATAACATCTCTAATTTCGTTATCTTTTTCTTCTTCAATTACAGAGTTTTCACTATAATTTGGTTTCCCACATTCCACATTATTCATATCCACTTTTCTCTTTCATTATTTTTTATTTTTTGATAAAAACCATTTTTCTATATCTTCTCTTGGTATGGTTAAATTTTTTCCACATTTATAATTGTCTCGCCATGGAGATTGTTTATGTGTAATTTGAACTAGATTCCATGCACTTTTAGTACAATTATCTTTTATGACTTTATTAATTATATTTCGATCTTGTATTTCAAAGAATGTTTCATCAACATCATCAAATCTGGAAGTAATATCATTAGCTATATATTTATTAAATTCATAATACACTTCTGGAACAACAGGTCCATGCTTCCATGCTTGAATTTCTTCCAGAAAAGCTGGTTTTTCTAAATTTGAAAGGAACTCACCTTGTATAAAATATAATATTTTTTGCAATTTAAGATTACTTACAGGGGTTCCCATTTCAATACTTTTATTTATTACATATTTAGCTACATCTATGACATTATAAATTTTATTGTTTGAATTCATTCCATCATCCCCCCATCTATTAAAAAGATTTATTACTTTTCCCATACTTCACACCTCTCAATATAGAAGATTGAAGTTCTTGGTACAAGTTATATGTTTTTCTATATAATACCATAACCAAACTTAAATTTCAATATTCTACAATCTTCTTAATTAATAACTAAATTAATTTTACTCACCTTAATTAATTCTATTTGTAAGTTTTAACCAATATTCGTAATATTAAACAAATAAAAAAAGAGGTACTCCCATTACAGAAGTACCTCCAAAAATCTATTTTAAATTTCTAAATAAAGCTTTCCATGTTTCTCTTCCTACAATTCCATCTGCTGATAGATTGCAATCTCTTTGAAATGCTTTTATTGCTATTACTGTACCATTCCCAAATACTCCATCTGCTCCGTAATTACCTACTGGATAGCCTATGTTTATAAGCATTTGTTGTATTATCTTAGTTATTCCACCTGTAGCGTTAGGCTTACAAGTTGGTGCTGCATTTACTGTATTATCTCCTGCTATACCATCTGCGTATAAATTTCCAAAACCTTGTCTTGTTATTTCTTGTTGTAAGGAACTTATTAAAGAATGTGATCCATATATATTATTAGAACTACTAGAACTATTACTTGGAGCATTTGCCTTACCTATAAAAATCTTATCTGTGAAATTATTTAAATCTACATTGCCACTAATGCCATTAACTCTGCCTGTTTCTGTGTATTGGTGACCGATAACTGAGAACCCTGTTGCCATAGGCGTATTAACTCCATAATGTGCTATCCATCCAGGATAATTTTTAATTCTGCTGTCTAAATTATCACGACCAAAATAACCTCCTGTATAAATCATGCAGGATAAACCACTAAGTGCTTTAAATTTGTTTAAAAATTCAAGGCATCTATCTGTAATTTGCTTTGAACTTCTCCCCCAACTATTAGTTTCTATATCTAGGCAAGGCATTACATTAAACTGTTTTTCTTTTATAGCGTTCCAAAAGTCTACTGCCTGTTGACCAGGGTTTGTTTTTTCTGACATGAAGTGATAAAACCCTATATTTAATCCTGCTGCCTTAGCACCATTGTAATGTTGGCTTAAATAAGGGTCTATATACTCAACTCCTTCAGTAGCTTTTATAATAACTACATTAACCCCACTATTCTTTACTGCTCCAAAACTTATAGTTCCGTTGTGCATACTTATATCTATTCCCTTCATATAAATACCTCCTATGTTTTTATCATATTTTTTTACTAACTAATAATGAGAATTTTGAAAAGCATTTGTATAACTAGGTTTAAGCTTATAAATTATCATCTAAAATTATAATTATATTTTTGATAATAAAAAAGAACAGTTGTTAATCCTGTTCTCTCTTTTTTGTATTTTGCTTAATAAGTTGATTGGTAAATACTGCTGCACCTGTAGCTAATATACCTTGTATTACTGCATTTGGGTTTAAGCCTATTAAAGATATAGCTCCAATTATCCCAACTACTAATAGAATCCATGGAATAGTCCAGTCTTTAATTTTATTAGTTTGCTTTAGCATAATACCTAGAACATATAAAGCTGGTATTAATATTAAAGCTTGTTCTATAATATAATCCATTAAGTTAATTTCCATAAACATTCCTCCTATTTAAATAAATTGTGCTGAATTGCATAAAAAAAGAAGCTTACTAAAGCTCCTACTGTTAATCCTATATACCATTTTAAAACTGATACTAATTGTTTTAACTGATCACAAAGATTTTCAATCTTAGCATCTGTCCTAGATTGGTTTTGTTCTATCTTATCAATTCTCTTTGAATGGTCATTAATCCTAATATCATGGACATTTATTTTTTCTTCTATCCTTTTATGTTTCTCTTCGCATAATTTCTCCATATCTGACCTCCTATTTTGTAAATTAAAAGAGCAGTGTTACAAAAACACTACTCTCAATAATTATTACATTATAAATTTAAATACATAATTGTTTTTTACTACATTTGTTTTTAAACTCTTGTTTAAGTTTTTCTAATTCTTTATCTCTTTTAAATACACATTTTGTATCACCCTTTTGCGTCATTAATATTTTTTGTAAAAAGTCGTTTTCATCAAAATAATATAAAAAGGTCGTTTGTATATCATCAACTAAACAGTCCATTTCACAAATTAATCCTTTGTCTCCTTTATAATATTTTACATAGTCATAATTATTTAATTTTGCATTTTCTAATAAATTATAAGGTGTAACAATTGGTGATTTTAACATTTTATAAATTTCATCAATATAATTATTCATAACACCAAATTCCTTTCTATTAACAATCCAATTTTTATTATACAATATCATAATTATAAAATTGTTTAATAGTTGTTTCAACAAAATTTTCTAAATCATTCAATAAAATTTCTGCTCTATCCACATCATTATCTAACCATTTATTCCTTGGTTTACCGATCTTATCTTTAAGATAGCAATTCATATACATGCTTAACATAGCATTATTTTTAAACTTTACTCTGCTAGGTATGTACCAATACTTACCACTAAATAATGATAAACGTTTTAAATCCTGTCCATCTTCTTTAATTTTATATTTTACAATTAGTTTTGGGATTACTTCTTCTCTAATTTTGCAATCTATACTTTTCTTTTTAGTTTTATATGCAATATCTGGTCTTTTTCTTATATCTGAATTACTCTTCATTTGTTGTAAAAGCAATTCAGCCTGTTCTGGAGTCACATCAAACATAGCCGCCATTTGTTTAATCTGTTCCTGTGTTTTTTTATCATCTTCTTTAGCTTTTTTTATAATTTCAGTATCCAAATATGTTTCTATTGAAATGTCACCTTCACCATATTCTAAAGCTGTCCCTATATCAATATCTTTTGTTTTAACTTTTTGTTCAATATCACTATCACAGTCATCAGCTTCTAATACATCATCATATTCTTTTAATCTCTTTATAATTTCACTTTCTTGTATTTCAATTTTATATTTATCCCATAGTTTATCTAATTTTAAATGTTTGTGAGATACAATTTGTCCAATGTTATCACTAGCTTTAGTATTTTCATCAGGTATTATCCTAAGAATTCTTCCTATAAACTGAGCATATGGTAATTCATTTCTAAAAGGCCTAAATATTGCTGCTATTGAAAGGTACGGATGGTCATATCCTTCCCCTAACATAGCTACATTAACAACAACTTGCACTCTATGGTTTTCTATATCTTTTAAGACCCTTTTCTTTTCTAGCTCATCTAAAGCACTATGAATTAAAGCAACTTTTAATCCTTTGCTTTCATACAATTCACATATTTGTTTTGCGTGAGGAATACTACATGCTATAGCTATAATTTTATGAGGAATATTATTATTATTTGATAATTTCCTTTTTAAAAATGTTATACTTTTATCTACAACTTTTTCTGAGCAATCTCTGGAATATGCTACAGAGCGTGTTACCCAATCTGTATCTTTTAGATTTAATTTATAGATTTCTTCTACACTGTACACTCTAGTTTCGTCATTATCTATAGTTAACTTCAAATCGTCTGGTACATATTCTATATTTTCTAAACTCTTCACATAACTATGATACATAGCACGACTAAGCGAATATTTATAAATTAAATGCCCATTTATTTCCTCACCATCTGTTCTAAAAGGAGTTCCTGTTAATTTTAGCACCTTTGCATCATTAAAATACTCAACACATTCAATCCAAGTTTTAGCTGTAGAATGATGTGCTTCATCAATAATTATCATATCAAAAAAATCTTTAGGCACTATATTAATTAAAGAAGATTCAAATCTACCTTGTAATTTTTGTACATTTAGTATTACAATATTAGCTACACTCAATATTTCATATGTTGTATCTTTGCCTAAATATTCAATTACATTTGGTAATAGTACCTTTGAATTAAATACTTTACGTTTAAGCCAAAAATTATCAAAATTTTCAGGATCTAATCCATCTAATACAGTTTCTTTTACTGTTGTCCATGGAGTGATAATTAATACTCTTCCTTTGCTAATACCAAATGGAGCTAACCCCATAACACCTGTTTTGCCTACTCCAGTTGGTAAAACAACTAATCCATTTCTATTTTCATAATCTGAATTATAATATTCATGAATTTTTTTATATGCCTCAATTTGAGGAAGCCTTAATAAAGGATTTTCATAAATATTTGGTATTGAAGCCATAAAGTAATTATGATTATACATATATGCCATTTTGCATCCTCCAATTGCTATATTTTATATATTTTATTTTATTATAGCATATATAGTAATAAATACCATTCAATTTTATCCATATAATGATATTTGATACAACAAAATCTATTATATATATTTCCCGTTGTTATTAAAAAATAGGCAAAATAAAAACACCTATTCGGTGCCTACTTTGCCTTTATAAAATTATTTATGTCGCTTTATTTATCTATTGTAGCTTAACTTCTTCTACAAACCCAACATCTTTAAGAACCTCTTTAACACATTCTTTTAAATTAAGCAAGTTAGGTACCTGCTCTACTTTATAAGTTCCATTAAGAATTAAAGTAACCCACACCTTTACACAGCCTGATTCTTTATTAAATTTAAACATATTTAACACTCTCCTCTTTATATTTTTTATTTTATTTCTAATAATTTTAAACATAAAAAATACACCTCACTAAGGTGTTATTCCTTGCATTGCTATTAAATTCATCATTTCTGCAATACTTTTCTGTGTATCATCTAACTGTTTTTTTAAACTTTCATTTTCTTTTTGTAATTCTAATATAGGATTCTTAGGAAGTTCGGGTATGACTTCTTTTGGTTCATCACCTTGCTTTACCCTCATGGTAGCCCCACTTTCGTAAACGTATATAATGTAATCTCCATCTATAACAGTTTCTTTAATCATTATTTAATACCCCCTTGAAATTTATATGTAACATCTGCAAATGGACTATCCTCACCAGTTAAGTAAATATACACCTTTAAGTTATTAAAAAACAAAGGTGTTGGAAACTTAAAAGAAAGTATTTGATGATTATTATCCCAGTTATAATTATTTGCCGTGAAGTTTTCTAATGAATCTTCTATACTTGAATTACCTATAGAAATGGTAAATTCGGGTGCTTCCCCTGGAGAAACATCATATTCAAACTTATTAAATCCATCAATATCAATTATTAATTTACCACTTATATGGTAGGGATTACCATAGCTATTAGCATTTTTAATATGAACGTGTAGAAGAGTTAAGTATCCTTCACCCTTAATCTCAATTAAATTTCCGCGTTTGGGTGCTCCTTTAGTAACTTGGTTAAATTGAACGATTGAGTATTTGCTCCAATCAGTGCCACCTACACCATCACTAACTTTGTTTAATATATCATCTGTATTTTGTTTTGTTAAATCTAATGTTTCTTTATCAGCTATTCCAATTCTATCTCCTACTGCCATTATTCTGCTACCTCCTCTAAATATAAAACTCCACTATCAACTATCCATTTATATTTTTTATTATTTTTTATATCTTCAATTTTATTCGCTTGTTTCGTAATATCAGCCAATTGTGTCTCTGCTTCTTTCTTAAAATTATTAAATTCATTAGTCTTAAATGTATTAAAATCTTCTTTATTTAATTTTTCCTTTTCTCCACTTGCACCACTTAATGTATTTATCTTTTCTTCTAATTCTATAGTTTTTACTGTAAGCTTTGCAGCTATATCTCCATCTAGAGCATTTTTTATAGTACTAAACCAATAAGTAAATTCATTTTCCCATACTTCTGTATTTTTAAACCAAGTTGTAAAATCTTTTTCCCATTGTGTGCTGTTAGTAGTATACCATGTACTAAATTCATTTATAAAAGCTTTTGTATTCTTTTCATACCATAAATCAAAGGCCTCTTTCTTCTCTTTAGTCCATGCAGCAATATCTTTATCATAAGCTTCTTTAGTTTGACTATACCAACTTTGAAACTGATTAAATATTGCTGTGGTGTCTACTTGATCCACTACACCATGAACTATACCGCAAACATTTGAATTTAATCTCAAATCTGTTATATCGCTTTGAATAATACTTATAACTCCTGCTCTTACATATATATCTGCAATTCCTAGTTCATACATATCTGCATCCCTTTGTAAGCTTGGTGCCACTGGACTACTTGCAAAAGTACCCTTTTTAATAAATAGATTAACTTTTCTTGTATTAAAATCTAACCTTAGAACAACCCTGTCTATTCTATTTAATAAGCTATCCGCAACATCTATCTTTAATATAAAATCTCCTGTATTTTGATAGTAATATCCATTTATCCATCCTTTACCTGCTTGTACAGTTACAGACATATTATTATTATCTATTACTTGTAATCCTGTGGCTGGATTAGGGAACACACCATTTCCAATAAAGCTTGCAAAGTAAGATGCAAAATCTTCTGCCTTATATTTTCTATCCCCATTTATACTATTAAATACAAAACTTTTTTCCATTTATCTCACCATCCTTTTTATAGTAGTTAGTAATGTAGGAATACTACTACCAAAAGTAATTTTTAACTTTAACCCTTCCTTTCCATATTGCTCTTGTATCTCTGTAATTTGACTATCCATAGTAACTTTTAATTTTCTATCTTGTATGGTAACTATATCTCCAAGATCATAATCTTTTTCATAATAAAAATTTCTATTAGGATTTACTTCTAACTCAAAGGTTTTAATCTCCTTTAATTCTTGTAATCTAGTATTGCCTATTTGTTTTATATCTTCTATATCATCAGAATTGCAATCTACAAAAGTTTCTATTCTTTCAAATCCTGTAGCTTCACCTAACTGCAAAACAATTTTATCCTTATTTCCCTTAGTGCCTGTATAAACTACATTACTAGAGTTTACAATACTTTCTATATAGTGCCTTGTGCTTATATTATTAAAATCACTTCTAAATATAACCGGAGGATTGACCGTTTGGTTAACTGTTAAATCTCTCCCTTGTGTTACATCAAAAATAAATTTTTTATTTCTATGATCTAGTGTTATGTTCCAACCGAGTTTACTGTATTCTCCTATAGTTTTTAATTTATCAGCTAAATTTTCATAAGAACTACGCCAACGATCATTTACTCCCCTTTTTTTATCTTCTGCGAGTATTAAATTATCAATTTTTCTTTTAGAATCTATTGGGTTAATACAATTCTTATTTATAAAATACTTCATTATTGTTTCTTGACTACCTTCACAACTATCAAAGTCCATATCTACTGTTGGAACTATTCGTTTTCTTTTAGCTAGGCCTTGTAATGTTATACCTTTTATGAGAAGTGTATCAGAATCTTTTATTCCATTCTGATAATTAAATTCTCTATGAAGTATTATACATACTTTGTTATAATCTTTTTCCAATAATATAAGATTATTTTTTATCAGCTTATCTACATGAGGTTTATTTGCACTAACCTTTAATTCAAATTCACCATAACTATAAAATCGCCTAGTAATGGTAAAACTCTCGTAAGAATCTATAATACCTAATAAATTTATATCTTTATCCAATATTCTAATACATTTAATGATCTACACCCCCAAATACAAAGGATTATGATAAACTACTAGTTCTAAGTTATCAATTCCCTTTTCAGCGTCATACCTAAAAATATTATCCCCTACTTGTAACTGTAGAAAATCGCTCTCTAAGTCAAGCCAGTTGAACACATTTTCTCTAGTATTATTGCTTTTAAGTAATTCAATACGTGTATTATCGATCTCTGTGACAACTTCTAAAACATCTCCAGCACTTAATGTCTTATTTATCTTTATATATTCCCTAGTATTAATATTAAAAAGGCTAGGATTTACTACAGTAGCAAGTGCTTTAAATTGTATTCTCATACCACATTCAACATCACCAATATTTTTTATATTACAAATAAGATTACTAACCCTGTGCCCCATCTCTATTCCTTCTGGTGGAATCTCTAAAGGGAATTCAAAATCACCCTGCCATAAGGCTATATCTGTCCTATGCTCACATAATTCTCGCCAATACGGATTAGGACAAAGCACCTGTACTAAAAACTCTTGTGTAACTCCCACAACATCCTTAAATGTTATATCTTGTACTCTTCCAAATATCTTTCTAGTTTTAGCATCATCTTTATAGGTTATAGAAAATTTATCTTTTGGATTAAAAAAAGAGCTTAAAAAAGCCCTTTTCCTATGCAAATCTTCTTTACTTTCTCCAAATATTCCACCTACTATAGGTAATAATTTTTCCTTTATTGTAACAGCCTCTACATTTATTCCATCTTGGCCAGCTCCAGTAGAGCTATATATATTAGCACTATTATTTGCAATATTTCCTATACTTCTAAATATAAAAGGTTTGGAGCTACTTAATATAAGCTCTTTGCCATTATCACTATTTAATTTTAATTTCTGCATGAGTGTAGCCCCCTCCTTAAATAGTAAATGCTAATTTATTTATTGTGCTTTCTATATCTCTACTAGCACTAGAATCTTGTACATTAACATTAAAATTATTGATTTTATTAGCATTATTGGTTACATTATTATTAGTAATACTTCTGGCTGTACTTTGCGCTTGTAATGCATTATCTCTAGCACTAGCTATTTCTTTATTTATAGAAGAAATCATATCTTTTATTTCTCGTACTTTAGGTTTAAAACCTTCTACAAGTTGCTCTCCTAGTGTATTTCCTGCCATTAAATATTCTTTACTATAACTATGTAGTAAATCTATAATATCCTTTTGGCTTTTATCCATAATCATTTTTTCAGATTCAGCTTGTAAACTAGCTTCTTTAGTTTTTTCATCATAAAATTTCTTTAACTCTACTAATCTGTTTTCATGTGAAATCTTTTCAGCATTAAAAATATCTGTTATGTTTTGAACTTCATTTTTCTTTTTCTCTTCTAATGTATCTTTTTGATTTTTTAATGCTTCTTTCTTATCCTCTAAAGCCTGTTTTTCTAATCTATCATTTCTTTCATTTATAGCTTTTCCCAACTCTTTTTCTAATTGTTCTTTGTTAAATTCATCATGTTCATATTTAATGGCAAGTTTCAATTTATTTATTTTATCTAAATCTTCATTATCTTTCTCTTGTCTTTCCTTTTCTTTTTCAGCTTCATCTAAGGCTTTTAGTTCATCATCAATAGCCTTAATTTTTGTATCATATACTGTAGTTATTCTCTCTATAGATTCTTCTTTCCATTTTTCTAAATTTTTAATTTCAGTGTTTAAAGATTCTTCCTGTAATTGCAGTTGACTTGTATATCTTTCTTTAAGAGCATCCATAATAGTTTTTTGAAATTTATTTATATCATCAGCTATTTTTTTACTAGCTTCTGAAACTGTATTAGCCATATTTTCTAATTCTACTCTAGCTTTTTCAAACTCTTCACGAGCTTTTATTGTTTCATCCGCAGTTACTCCAAAAGTATATGCAAGATCTTCATATCTTTTTCTTAAATCTTCTACTTTTTTAGATTGCACAACTACAATAGCCTCTTGATTTTCTAGGTCTTGTATCAAGTCACCTGTTTTGATACTTAAAGTTTTAATTGCAGTATCATAAGTAATCATTAAGTCCTTAAATACATTCTCTTGGACTTTTAATGACTTTTTAACGTCTTTTTCTCTTTTATCTAATAAATTCAAGCCATCTTTGTAGTATTCTTCTAAAGCCCGCTTTGATCTTTCTAAACTGCTTATTTGAGCATTTTGATTAGCTTTAGTAGTATTTAATACTTGTTTTTGGTACTGTCTTAAAGCAGCTATTTGGTTAGCATAATTAGCCTTAGCATTTTTATCTTTAGTATTACGTTGTAACTTTTGATAATAAGCTAGCTGTGAATCTATTCTTGCCTTTTCTGTTTGTAGCTCTATGCTATTTTCATTTTTAAGAATCCTTAATCTGTCCTCTACGCTTTTAACCCTATTTTCATAATCTTCTTTAAGGAATTCTTTTGATTTCTCTACTTCTTCTTTATTAAGTCTATTTATAAATTCTAAATACTTCTGATACTCTGCTTTATTATTAGCACCCCAATTTAATTGCCTTGCTAATCTATCTTTCATTTCTCTATCATTAGTATTAGTTTTCACTTTCACATCTGATAATTTACCTTCTGTTATGTCCTTAATAGTTTGTGCTGCTAATGTAGCCGCCTTTTCTACTTTGTCTAAATCTTCTAATATACCTAATGCCAATCCTTGACTAGTGTATTTACCTAACTCCATCATAACCCTAGAAGGTGAATGAATATCTAAAGCAGTTTTAACTCTTTCTTCTGCTGCTCTTGCAGCCTCACTAGCAGCCTCTTTTACATCATTTATTTTATTTCTAATTCCATTTTTAAGACCTTCCATTATATCATGACCAATAGTTCGCATTTTCCCTGGAATATCTGTAAAAGCATTTTTAATACTTTCTCCAATATCTGTAGCACTTTGTTTCACACTTGCCATTTTTTCATTTATTCCTTGTCTCATACTTTCAAACATAGTATGAGCCTTTTCTCTAAGCCTACTTGGAAGAGTATTAAACCACTCTACTATTTCATCCCATTTGGTAGATACAGTGCTTTTTATTTCTATACATTTATCACTTACCTCTTTTTTCTTTTGTTCAAAAGCAGTAACTACAGCATTTTTCATTTCTTGAGCTTTTGTGGAAACTGTTTCCTTTGTCTTTTCCCATGTGCTCTTTATGTGTCCATCTGATGTATCAACATCTTTTATAACAGAAGAATTCATTTCTTTTACTTTAGTAACTACACCTTGCTTTAATTCACCTGCTTTTTTTACGCTCCCGTCCCTTTGTTTTTCTGCTTCCTTTATCATTCTGTCTGCTTGTTCAGCTGTTATAGTACCAGTTACATCTCTCATATTTTCAATATTGTTTTTGGTCTCTACGAATTGTTTGTTTGCTTCATCAACCGATTTAACCCTTTGCTTCTCTGCGTTTTTTATTACATCACTAGCCTGTTCGGCACTCATTCGACCGTTGTAACTTTTAATTCTCTCAATTATTACCTTGGATTCTTTTTCACTTTCAGATAAAGATTTAATGGCATTATTTTTCATAAGTTCTTGATATCTATTAATTTGTTGTACTTCATCTGCTGTTAAAGATTTCTTTTCATTACTAGCTTTTTGTAATATATCTTGTATTTTTTTACTATACTCATTTACATTAGCTTTTTTTTGATCATTATATTTTTTTTCTTTCTGAAGAATTGCTTGTTTCTCTTTATCACTTAAAGCATTTGTAGTGGTAAAGAATTTTTGCAACTTTGTTGTTCTATCTTTGTATTGTTTATCAAATCCAGCATTAATTTGATTACCCATTTGTTTATATTTAGATATTAAATTATTTTTTTGTTGTTCTGTAATAGCAGTTGATTGTTCTAATGTAGTTTTAAACTTTTTAATAGTATCTTGTTTTTGCTTATCTGTTAAATTCTTACACCCATTAACCATCTGAGTGTATTTATTTAAAATATTATTTTTATTTTGTTCAGTCAAAGTCCCTGTGTTATTTGCCAGATTTTTAAAATCTAATACCATTTTATCTTTTGCTTCTTTACTATAATTACTAGATTTTTTACTCATTTCATTAAAGTTATTTATTACATTTTTCTTTGCATCATCTGTAAATTTTAAACTGTTAGAATTTACATTCATGAGTGATTTACTAGCTTCTTTATCTAACTCCATATAAGAACCTACAGCTTTTTTAGTTCCCTCTGAAATTTTAGTTGTGGTTTGTCCATACACAGTTACCATTTGCCCATTTGCAGCTTTAACCCTTTGTGCTGTTTTTTCAGTTTTATCTGCAAATAAATCTACTGATTTAACACAATCTGAGCTAAAGTAATTATATACTTTTTTACCTGCGTAAATAAGTCCTCCAATTGCTGCCGCAATTAATATGATTTTAAGATTTAAAAGTGCAAACACTTTAGCCAATGCGCCTATAGCTGGGGTTGCTGCTTCTGCCCCTGTTCTTGCAACCGCTATCGCTCCACTAACTGTACTAAATGCCTTACAAATATTACCGATACCTTTAGCTAACTTTCCTCCTATTAATAATAGGGGTCCTATAGCTGCTACCATACCAGCTATTTTAACTATAGTTTGCTGTTGTGTTGGTGTTAAATTATTTAGTTTATCAGTCCACTCTTGTAATTTTTTAGTTATAGCTGCAATTTTAGGTTTTAATATGTCATATATTTTAATTCCTAGCTCTTCTAAAGCGCTCTTAAGTTGTGTAATAGAACCTTTATTATTGTCTTGCATAGTAATAGCCATATCATTTAGGGCACCATTGCTATCTTGTATCTTTCCTCTTAAATCTCCATATTCTTCTCCAACACCAGATAGTAAAGCCTGTAAAGTTGTAAGTTGTGTTTTACCACCTATCATACTAAGATACATATTACGATTTTCTTCTGTCATATCTTTAGTCTTTTCCTTAAGTTCTAAAAGTACATTTGTTACACCTTTAAATTTACCATTACTATCAAAGGCGCTTAAACCAAGCTTTTCCATAGCTTCACCAGCTTGACCAGCACCAGAAGTAAGATTTATTAATATAGAGTTGAAACTATTACCTGCTTCACTACCTTTTATACCTCTATTGGCTAGAGTACCAAGCAATGTATTTGCTTCATCAAGTGGTACATTTAGGTTCTTTACTGTACCACCACAAACAATCAGTCCTTCCATAAGTGCATCTATATTTGTATTACTACTTGCTGCAGTTTTAGCAACCTGATCTAAATATACAGGTAAATCTTTTGTACTTTTCCCCAAAGAACTTAAAGAATCTGTTACCAAGTCGGATGTACGAGCTAGATCTAAGTTTCCAGCTTCAGACAATCTTAATACTGGCATTAATGCTTCCATCATCTGTTTATTGTCATATCCTGCAAGTGCCATATATCCTAATGCATCAGCAGCATCTTTAGCACTTTTACTTGTACTTGCACCAGCATTTCTTGCTGCTGTTTCTAATTGTTTTAAGTCTTTTCCTGTATTTCCACTTAAAGCAGATACATTAGACATACTAGCTTCAAAATCCATTCCAATTTTAGAAGCTAGTACTCCTATTCCTGCTATTGGAGCACTTATCTTTGCACTCATGTCTTTGCCTACAGATTCCATTTTCTTTCCTACAGTTTGAAATTTTTCACCTATGCTATCAAGTTTTTTTGAAATCTTATTCCATGAACTTACTTGTTTATCTATTTCTTTACTTACGCTAGAAAGTGAACTTTTCATTCCTTTTAATTTAGCTTCAGCATTATTAGCTTTATTAGTCCAGTTGTCTATTGACCTAACATTATTTCTAAGTTTTTCTTCATTCTTAGAATACTCAGAACTTAATTGTTCATAACTTTGCTTTAATTCTTTAGTTTTAGTATTATTTTCACCTAAGGTATTTTTGCTTTGCTCATATGCACTTTTAGCTGCTTCAACTTTTTCTTTTAACTTAGCTTGTGCTTCTGCATTTTTACTTAAAGTATCTTTACTCTCTTTTAATTTATCTTTATATTTTTGTACTATTTTCTCTTGAACATCTATAGATTTACTAAGCATTTCTTGTTTAGATTTAAGTCCATCTAAGCCATTTCCATGGTCCTTTAATCCAGCTGTAGCGTTTTTGAACTCACTTTGTATAGTACTAATTGATCTATTTAAATTCTGTATTCCTTGTTGAAAATTAGAATTATCCATAGCTACTTTAACAACCAAACTTCCTACATCTTCAGCCATTCATCTACCTCCTTCCCTGCAAAATAAAAAGACCAGGAATAATTCCTAGTCTTTAATCATCTTCAGGAAGGCCCTTTAATGTATTACCTTCCTGTTTATCTTTTTCTATTTTAATTTTATAAGCTAATATATCAAAGTAATAAAATATATCCATATTATCTATATCAGTCATAGTCCATCCTTTATCTATAAGATCACTATACAGATTTAGCATAAATTCTTCTGGGGTAAGAGTGCCTTCACCTTCCTCTTCCCCAGTACTTAGTTTTTTACTTTCTCTTCCAAACCTCCTATTACTTCATTTAAATCTTCAAATGCTTTATTAAAGAACTTATCAGATGGGAATCCATCATATAATTCATCCATTGTAAATTGCTTTCCATAAACATCTACTAAATATGTAGCAATTTCATCCATGATAGATTCATCAATTCCACCTTGAAATTTTTTGCTTAACCCTAATGACCTTTTTAACATTCTAGCACCTATAAATGGTGCTACAAAAGTTTTATCTTTATTATCTATTTTTAATGATATCTCCATATTTATTCCCCCTTAATTAAGCTTCTGGATTTATAATTTTACCGCTACCATCATCTTGTTTTGGTGTATCTGTTTTTTCAGGTGGTTCTGGTACTTTAACAAACCATTGTTTTTCTAATTCCTTGTCTCTATTTTCATCTGAACCATCAAGAGTTATCTCTGGCAATCCATCCTTAAGCCTTCTATAGAATGTTCCTTTTAATTGAACTCCCTTTGAATCTGGCTTCTTATCTTTGGTTTTATTATCATCAGATGGTAAACTAAAAGTGCCTGTATATAAGCACCTTTTTTTATATGTTCCATCATCTCTAAGTACCTCATCAAGATATGCCACTTCTTTTGGTACACTATTTGCAGGTGGTACATATACACCCTTTATTACTTCCCCTCCAAATAATATACATTTAACTTTATCAGTTAACTCATTTATTGTTACTGTAACATCATATGCAGGATCTCCAAATATAACTTTTTCTACAGTATCATCACTTGACCACTCCTGTTTATCCTGCTTTCTGTCTATTTTGCATTCTATACCTCTTCCTAATCTAATAGGGTCTCCAGCTGTATAAGTATCTTCTGTATTAGTCTTTACAGGTGCTATAGTTGGTTTTCTAAATCCTATTTCTCTTGCCATTAATTATTCATCCTCCTCATTTTTAACATTAAAAAAGAACCTCAATACTTTGTGATAAATTTTAGTATCAGGTTCGTATGGTGCGTCATGAATTGTTCTTTTTATAAATCCATTCGCATTTAATAATTCTGCTGTGTCTATTTTTAATTTTTCTAAATTACCTTTAGACCATAAATCTATCTGCACATAAAATCCAGTATCTTCTTCTAAATCGTCTGAATACTCCTCACCCTGCTCTAAATACGTAAAAAAAGTTATATAAGTAGTTTCTTTACCTTCATAAGTTTGAAATTTTACAGGGATACCTAAAGGCTGTAATGTATCTATGATTAATTTGTTTATACTCACAGTCCTAATCCCTTTCTTAATTCATCTTTTATAATTTCTTTTGCTTCTTCTTTTTTACTCTCGTACGCAGGCCCCATAAATGGTTGTGCTTTCATTTTGCTTGTACCAAACTCTAAGAATTTTCCATAGAATATCTTAGAGTTATCTCCCTTCTGTATTCCAGCTAAAACAAATTTATTTCCACCTTTTTTACGAACACCACTTACCTTTAATCCTTTTTTCAGTTTTTCAGTTTTAACAGGTACATTATTTTTAGCTTCTTCCACAATTAATTCTCCAGCTTTTTTTAGTGCAGCATTTTCTACCCTTACTCCTGCCTTACCCATATCTTGTACTTTTCTTATTAATTCATCTAAACCATCTAATTCCATACTAGCCACTTTGTTTCACTTCCTTTGCATGTATTTCATATTCTACATGCTTTTCATTCAAATCATTTATAGAAGTAATATTATAAAGCTTATCATTGTATTTTATTTGCATAGAAGTATCAAGCCCTTTAAAGTATCTACAATTAAATATCTTATCTTGCTCACTTTGTACTGCTGCGGCATTATAAAATTCTCTACCTCTTAACCCTCTTACACTTGCATAACTCTCTTTAATTGTTTTTTCTCCTGGTAATGGATAGCCATCTTCATCAGTTCCGTTTTGTTCAACTATAAATTTAATTCTTTTATTAAGTTTGCCCGGGTCCATCTGCTTCACCTCTTTTGATTTTTAAATATTCAGCCTCTAGTTGTAGCAGAATTGAATCCATACCAAAGCTTAATTTATGAAAGTTAGGTCCTGTAGTTTCAATTACCCTATTCTCATTCCAATGGCTTACTAAAATTTTAATACATAATTTATATAACTCTAATATTTCATTGTCTTTTATCATATCCTCTGTTAAGCCTGTAGCACCCTTAATATATGCCTTTGCTGCAAGTAAAAGGGAAGGAATTGTTATTTTTCCTCCCTCATCTTCTTCTAGTCTTATATATTCTTTTAATTCATCTAATTGCATAAAAATAACACCTCCTAAGGTGCTAATATTGCTGTTATTAAGTCAGCTTTATTCATACTAGAATATCCAACTATATTTTTATCTTTAGCTATGGTCTTTAATTGTTCAACTGTCATAACTTCTAATTCTTCTTTTTCATATGTTATGGGTTCTGATACAATTGTTTTAGGTTCTGCATTTTCTCCCCCTTCTGGTTGTTTAGGGGGCTCACTAGGGAGTAGTTATTTTAGCTATTCTGAAAGCAGATTTTAATTTTATTTGATGGTCAAACCATGCTGTTAAAACAAAGCATTCCATACCTGTCTTAATATCTTTATCTCTTTCATAAAGCATATCTAAATCATAGTTAAAATGTGAGTATCTCATGTCACCTACTATTGGGTCAACTGCACTATCACAGAATATAGCTGGCTTTCCTAATATTTGCTCTGGTTGTGCTGCATAAAGTGTAGCATTACCATTAGCAAGTAATTCAACTATATCCATATAGTCAGCATATCTCATTATTATTTTTGAATTCTCCCTGTAATCTTCATGTAAATCTGCTATAGCTGCCTTTATAGCTTTATATTTATTTGCTCCTTCTACTGTTTTTATTGCATTTTTAGTTGAGTAAAAACTCATATGTTCTTCACCTGCTTTTGGTGTTGTAGCAAAGGCAACCTTTTTTTCTTTTGCTGATAATCCACTTTCTAATGCCATTTCAACAGTTTGTACTATATTAGTATTAGTACCTCTTAAAATAGTCTCTGAAACTGGTGCAAATACTTTAAATTTATGTCTACCAAACTGCACTATATCTCCATCAGCTTTTAATTCTTTTGCAGTTTCAGTATCTGCTATAAAATCATCATTATCTAAAGTAAATGTTATTTTAGGTACTTCTAAATTTGTTTCATTAGTAAATGTGGAAACATCTCTTAATGGGTTTTTAACAAAAGGTTCATGCAATAATTCATTTTGCATAGTCTTAGGTAAGAATTTTTCTCCACCTGTTGAATTATTATCACCTAAAGCCGCTTTAACTTCCATTGAAATAGGTTTATTAGCCATTGTTGCTCTAATTAATTCAGCTTTAGCATTAACTACTTTTTCTTTTTCTGTATCTCCATTAACAACTTTAGATGTACTATTTTTTAATTTTTCTTCTGCCTGTTTGTCCATTTCTTCTATTTGTGCCTTAATTCCTGCAAATCTTTCCTCTAAATCCTTAACAGTATTTTTTTGCTCATTTCTTGCTTCTAAAGTAGTCTTTGCATCAGCATACATAGAGGTTAATTTTTCATTTGCTGCTTTTAAATCCTGCCCTATTCCTGCCAACATTTGTTCTAATTGATATCTATTCATATATTCTTTCCTCCTCAAATTTTAAAGTATTATTTACTCTTGCTATAAGAGCCTCTATTTCTTCATCTTTTTCTATTTTTTCAGTATTTTTTATAGGTTGTTTTATTTTTTTATTTAATAACTCCTTAGGAGTATTTTTATATTTAGCAAATAACTCTGTATTAATGCTTGCTGCTATTTCTTTTTCCTCTACTAACTCATCACATAGTCCATAATCATAACATTCTTGAGCTGTAAGCCATGTTTCATTATCCATAATTTCTATTAGTGTGTCTTTACTAAGTTTATATCCTGCTTTATTTAAATAAGCTTCAATTAAGCTTTCTCTTATTTTATCTAAATCATCTGCTTGTTTTCTTAGTTCATTAGCATTTCCCCATGCAAATGTCCACGGATTATGGATCATCATCATACTATTTTTAGGCATAAAAATAGTATCGCCTGCCATTGCTATAACGCTTGCGATACTTGCTGCAACTCCATCAACGTGAATATTTATTTTTGCTTTATGTCTTTTAATTATGTTGTAGATTGCTGTCCCTTGAAACACTGATCCACCTGGAGAATTAATATATATATTTAAAGTATCAATGTCTCCTAAACTATCTAAGTCTTCTTTAAAACTTTTTGCAGTTGTATCAGTATCATCCCATTTATAAGACACTATATCACCATAAATATAAGTTTCTCCTATGTTTTCATTTTCTGTGGAGTTTTTAACCTCCCAAAACTTCTTATTCGCCATTCTTTTCACCCCCTTTCAGCAATAAATCAATTTTATCTATAGGGCACATATCTCTTGATACATAGAAAACGTCCCCTCCTGGTATTGGAGGCATATCTTCAAGCGCCCTTATATCATTGGCACAAAACCAAGTTGATCGGATACCTTTAAAATAAAAATTGCCCCTGGTATTCATATCACCACGAGCAAATCCATTTAAGGACATCTTAGCTTGTATTCCATTGTCTCTATCTCTTTCCGTTATGCATTTCTTGCTGAACTCCTGTTCATACATTCTAACTATAGGTAATATAGTGTCTTTCATATATTCTAAATCAGATTGTTCAGCACTTGCATAGCTATTTTTACCACCTATAAGCTTGCCAAGAGGTATATTGTATACTCTTGCAACTCTTGAAACTGTTATTTCTTCAACTTCAAAAGTCTTAGGATCTATAAATGAATTGTTCTTAAGTTCCTGAAACTCTTTTCCGGAGTCTACAAATAAAATTCCATTCTTTTGAAATCTCTGAATCATTTCCTCATATAATTTTATACTTTCTTCATTTAATTTACTTTGAAGCTTTATAACCATGTTAGCTTTTAATCCATTCTTCATTTGATTTAAGGAAAATTCCTTAATCTCTTGGTCATACTGTATAGTATTCTTAAGTACATCTAACGGATTTATAGCTGTGTAACCATCTTCGCTAATATGATTAACCACTATTATATGAGAATTGTGGACATATCTATCGCTACCATCACATCTTATTTTATAATACAATTCTTTTGTATCTTGGTCTCTTACAGGTTCCACATATTCATTTTTAAGTATCCAAATTGCTTCTATATTATGATGGTAGTCATACTCTTTAATTGCATATGCAGTTCCTTTTGTATTTCTTATAGTCTCCATACATCTTATAAATTGAAAAGTTGTCATATTAGGGTTGGGTCCATATTCAAATAGTCTTGCGAGATTATTCTCTCTTGGTTTAAGTTTTCTATAATCTTCTCTTACTGAAAGTGGTGCACTGGCAACCCCATTGCTTAGCATTGTAACTGCTGCAAATATAGTTTCATTTGTTGCTAAATCTCTACTTGTAAATGAAAACCTATTGTTCCCTCCACCAACAAATAACTTATATGGTGTTTTGAATATGAAATTTTTAATACTACTTATTATTCCCAATTTTCCACCTCCTCTCTATATATCTGGACTATAGAATATGTCTCCTGCTCCATCATCTAGTACTACCATACCTCTTACATGTGCATTTATTACTGCAGCTGCAGGATCTATTTTTTCGCTACTTTTTGCTTTATCTAGCATTATAAATTCTTGCGCATTTTGTTTAGTTACCGCATTGCCTATTGCCCAGGTTAAAAGTCCATCTCCACTATGTTCTAACTTTTTATCATATACCTGGTCTCTAAAATCTTTTGTAGGTTCATTCAATGTAAATGGACCTTGTCTTACTTCAACCATCACATAGCCTTCCTGCTCCATTTCTTGAACAAATTGTGTAGCATTATATGGGTCATATCCTATTTCTTTAATTTTTAAATTATATAATGATTCATTATCTTGTATCCACTTCTTAACAAAAGCATAATCGATTACTGCTCCAGGAGTTACAGTTAATAGTTTTTGCTTTTTCCATAAATCAAAAGGATATTTACCCTCATTTAATCTTCTATCATAGGCTTCTTGAGGAATAAAAGAATGTTGAAATGGATAATACTTTCCGTTTCTTTTAAATTCAAAAGCTATAGAAGTCAAATCAAGCTTAGTTGATAAGTCTAAACCTCCAACACATTCCTCCCCTTCAAAATCTGCTAAAGATAATTTGTCATTTTCACATTCAGACCATTTTGTCATGTTCATGTAGCCATTTTCTCTAGCATTTACCCAAATATCCATATACTTAGTTTTAAACTTAGTCATCTTTTCAGGAGCATCAAGCGCTGCTTTTAATTCACTTCTTATTTTTCTTAAACCTAAAGGATATGTGGCTAAAATAGGATTTGCTTTAATCCAATTACTTTCATCTTTTATATCATCCTTAGAATCTAGTTCACAAATCATTACAAAATATTCATCATTAGTAATATCTTTTAAGTTAGGATCAAGTATTTTACTAACATATTGATATTCCTTATAACAAGGACTATTTAAATCCACTCCTGCAGTAGTTATAATAACCATGAGTGGCTCTGTTCTAGCGCCCATACCAGAAAGAATAGATTCATATATTTCATCAGTTTTATGTTGATGGTATTCGTCACATATACCAAGACTTGGGTTATCACCATCACCGTTATTTTTAGCTTCTTTGGACAAAGGCTCAATAATAGAACCACTTTTTAAGTGAGTAATAACACCATAGCTTTCTTTCCATTTACCTTTTAAGAAGTCATTGCCCTCTAGTTGGAATTTCATTTCTTTGTAAACTATCTTAGATTGTTTTTTAGTCCAACCACTTATGTAACATTCCTGCTGTTCATCAGATAGGAAACACTGATAACTTGTTATTAGTGCTAGCAATTGTGACTTTGCATTTTTTCTGGCTAATTGAATATATACTTTTCTAAATCTTCTATATCCTGTTTCTTTTTCTTTCCAACAAAATATATTTCCAATTAAAAAAAGTTGAAAATCTACAAGATCAATATTTTGACCTTTAAGAATTCCAACTCTATGTTTAAACATACCAGACCACTTATAAAAATTATAAAGCTCCTCATAATCAAAGTAAAAAGGATAATCTTCATCTCTGCTTTTTTCTAAATCATCAAGGAACCTCTGGCAAGCTTGTCTATGTTTTTTACAAGCTTTTATTTTTTTCTCTACAATATCTAAAGAATAATTATAAATTCTAGTAAATAGTTGAGCAAACTTACTCACACTCTACCACCGAAAAGTTTTTCCTCTTCTGTTAGCTCCTTCTTGTCCTCTTTTTTAGGTACAACTAACTTACATCTACTACTTATAGTTAACCCTAAATCGCTGGCAGATGATCTACATTGTTTAAATAATTTATCCTGTGTTGTTACTATATCTTTATCTACTATCATCAATTCTGGTTTTTTAAGTATTTGCTTAGTAAGTTCTAAATACATTTTCTTTGCTATAATAAAACGAGCCAAGGCATCTATATCAAGATTAGTAATAATACCAATCTCTTTTAGTTCCTTGGCTATCTTATTAAATTCTTTTTTTAAATCAGCTGGCAAGTAAGAAGGTGCTTTGACCTTATCACTTGGAGCTTTAATTTCTTTTCTTTTCCTGTCTTCTATTTCAGCCTTAGTTAAATGTTTTTTACCTTTTACTAAAAGTAAATCTGTAGGTTGCCTTGGTCTTGCGATCCTTCTCACCACCTTTCTAACATTAGTATAAAAATCAATGTTTTAATCTGTATTAGATATTATTTCTTCTATAAACTGAGCATGTTTTTCTAAATATTTCATAAGTTTTTTAGACAATTCAGTATGCACTATATCTCCTCCCATATCAGCTAATTTTCCAGTGCTACAATATCCATAATTTCTCATTTTTTCTCTTGTTGTTTCAAGTAAAATCAACTCTTTTTTATCAGATATTTTATATATATTATGTTCATCACAATTATAGTATGTTGATATATAATTTTTAAAATCATTATCGTTTAACGTTAATAAAAATTCTATGTGATTTAAGTCTATTGATGAAATTTTACCATTCTCTAAACATTCATGAATAATTATTCCACACAACACATTTGCAAATTTATGTTCACTCTCATATTGCTTTTTAATAATATTTAATAATTTCTCTTTATCACCAAAATGGTTTATCTTATCTCTTAGTTGCTCCCCATTATAACTTCCTGCTGAAATACCTTTTAGAAATAGCTTCAATCTTGCATAGTCAATAATATTTAATGCATACTTTATTGATGGAGCAAATTTAGTTAAATCATCACATTTATCTATTATTGTTGAAAAACTTTCAATTCCTTTGTTTATTAGTTCTTTATAATCCTGTATTTCTTTTAATATATTATTATCCATAACATTCCCCCTCAGTTTTATTATATTTGAATATATTGGTACTAGCAAATATTTTCAAATTTCATTTAGGGAGTTTTTTGCGAGGGAATCTACCCCCTCGGTCTTTTAGAATCGCGCTAAATTCTCTAAGGGAGGGGGGATATACCAAATTGTTTTTTAAATCTTTCTAACAGCTCTACAAGGAGCCTTTGGGTTTCCTTTTTATCCTTACTATAGAGACTGTGTATCTTATTATGTGTAACATCTGACAAAGGAAAAAGATTATATATATCTAACCTCTTATCCCAGTTATCTTTTATCTCCTCTATATGATGCACTGTATTAGCAATTACTATTTTATTATCTATATAATAACTATATATATCAATTCCATTGTAAGTTTTTAAAATATCTTCTCTCAATCTTTCCCATTCTTTACTATGATAGAACTTAGTATACTTCTTGTCCTTGTTATTTCTTATATACTTATCATAGTGCTTATGCCTTTGTGCTTTCTTCTCTTCTGCTATGTGTATATGTTCCTCACAGTAACCTGTTATATCCCTTGTTAGGTTCTTACACCCACGTTGCTTGCATGGCCTTAAGCTACGCTGTGCCATTACTTTAAAAGCTCCATACTCATTGCTGATTCCACGCACCTCTTCATCATATCTTTTATGTCTACATTATTATTTATTGTTATATTCTTAACCTCATTAAAGTCCTTGCTAAGCTTTAATGTATCTTCTAAAGACTTTATTCTCTCTAATTGCCTTTCTATTCTATTTAATTTATTCTCAAACTCTATCGTATCTAAATTTATCTTTATTGTTAAATCTTTTACTTTACTTTTTTTATTTGGAATGTATTGTTTATCTGCATTTTCTATCTTATCCTGCATTATTCTTACACTATTTTTCAATGTGTCTACATAACCTAAAGGTATTAATGATCCTTTGCATTTGTCACAATTTAACCCATCTTTATTCTTATCAATAATAAATGTCATTCCACATTCATTACATTCATACAGTACTTTATTCATTTTACTCCACTCCTTATATTATTTATTACACATATTATCTATTTATTTGTTTCATCTTTTTCATCCAATACATGCTCATTGAAATAAGATACACTATAGAACATTAATTCATTTTTACCTACTCCTATTATAAAGTTATATCCTTTGCTAATATTTTCCCACCTCTCTGATATAAACTTTACAGTGTCTTTCTTTATATTTGATGCTTTCATTCTTGATAATGTATATCTTTTATAATCATCCTTAGTAAATATTCTATAATCTATTTCTTTCCTGTCTAAGTCTATAATTTCCATTCCCTTAGGTAATATAACAACTCTGCCAATTCCTAACTTATTCAATTGATCTAGTTCAGTTATAGATAAATACTTATCTGTTTTTATAATTATTGGATCCGTATATTGTTTTCCTGGTGGTTCAGGCCTTGGTCTTGTAGTGGCTTTAACTTTTTTAAACATTTCCATTCCTCCTTATCTTTATTTATTACAATAAAAAAGGCACTCGTTATTGAGTGTCTAGTTCTAATCTCTTAATATAATCATCACTATATTGTTTCATATTTCTTATAATCTTCCTTTGTTCATTAATAAGTTTATTAACTTGTTTCTCTTTGGTGCATTGTTTTATCTTCTCTTTTATATTATTTAACTCTTTACGCTTCTCTCTTATATAATCATCTATAACTGCATAAGTATATTTTTCATTACAATGAGGGCATATAAAATACTGTACCTCTATTCCATAATAATATTTTGTTTTAATTTGAATTTCAAAGTCTTTATTACACTTGTTACAGCTTACCAATAATAACACCTCTCTTTTTACTTATCTAATATTATAATAACTAATCCCATGCAATTTTTATATATTGATTGTTATTTACCATTTCAAATACTTTATATTCTTTTTTTATTTCTTTAAGTAACTCATCATATAAATACTTTTTTTCTAAATCTGTGCTAAGTTGGCTTCTTTCACATGCTTCTTGTATCTTATCATTAACATATTTCACACAGTTATTTTTAAATTCTTGATTAGCTTCATCTCTTTTAATTAATAATAATTTATCATCACAATACGTTTGTTGCATATTAATCATATACCTCCAAATAAAAAAACACTTAGAAATTAATCTAAGCGCTTTTAACTATTTACATCTAACCTTTGTTTCTTTTCCACAGTCTGAACATTTATAAATTTCATATCTATTACCATTAATAGTTTCAAATCTATAAAAATTAAACACTCCATCCTCACAATTATTACATCTATCATCATCCAAATCTGAATGATATACGCATCCATCTGTAATGTATGCAAATTTAATATAATCTCTTATGTTCTTTAAATCAACTTTATGATTTTCCATTTCTTTCATATAAAATTCCATAGCACATTCTTTTGAACAAAATAGTTCAAGGGTAGCATTGCTAAATTGTATATCCATATCTTCTGTTAAATCGACCAAACAATTACCACATTTTATTTTTTCCATATTTCAAATATACTCCCTTCACAAACATTTATTTTAAAAATTATTATTGTAAAAACATTATAATTTCACTTAATTTTATTCTTTTGTAAAGGGCTGTTTCCTTCTTTTTTTTAAACTCTTTTTATATTAATTTTAATTAATTATTTTTCTATCCAGTTCTTAAAATTCTTATATAAACTAAAAACAAGAATAGTTGCCATTATATTGTCTACTTTTCTTTGTACTATAACACCATCTATACGTATTTCTATTCCTTGCCAAAATAAAATAACCAAACTACAAATTCCAAATACAATTAATAAATCAGTTGTGAACTTCTTCATTTTCCCCAACTCCTTTGCTTAATAGCTCCACCCCTGCATCTTTTATAACTATCATGTGACATTAAATCCATAATATCAGAAAAGGAGAGGTCTTCTTTCTTACCTCTCCCACGTTTTTTATTATTCTGTTTTCTATTTTTATTTAATTGCTTATGTGTGTTCGGTTGCTGTACTTCTATTATTTTTTCTAGCTTCAAATCTCTCACATCCTTTTATTAATATAATCTCTTAGACAATTCTAAGTATGTAAAAAGCACCTAAGGTTTATATTCCTTAAGTGCTTTTTAGTACATACACAATATATTATAATTTTTTTATTTTTGCAGTTGCCTTATTTTGTACGATAATCCCCTGCTGTATTAACCTTTTTTACTATTTATTATTATAAGCCATCCTTACTTTAATATACCTATAGTTTTTCTATAGTAATTCTATAGTTCTCCTATGAATACTATAGGTATTAATTTTAAAATTATTTCATCTTTAAGCTGATAGCATCTACTTTCACTTAAATAAGTTTGCTCTGCTACTATTGGCCAACTGACTTTCCCTTGACCTTCAATGTACCTAATTCTAATCAATTCTCTTTCTTTATTACTTAAAACAATTAGAGAGTTATTAATTTTATTAATTAGCAATTCTTTGTAATTTAACTCTTTGTATAACTTTTCTAGGATTTTTTCTTTATTAATTATTTCTTCTTCAACCTGGCTAGTAATTTTATATGTTGGGCCAGTTCTCTCTTCATAGCCTACAGCTCCACAACCTTTGAAATTATTTTTAATATAATGAATTTCTAATTTAATATTATTTATTTCCTGTTGTATGTTTTTATAATTATATAATATACCCTCTAATTTTCTATATAGCTTATTTTTTTTCATGCTTGTCCTCCCTTGAATTTCCGCACACTAATGGATTCCCATTACAAGCTGCCCTACATATAGATCTATCTTCACAGTTATAGCAACACTCTTCTCCACACATAACCTTACCTAAATTACATTTATAATTTTTAGCATGTTTCATTAATTTATTATTTTGTTTGCTTAATACCATTGTAGTTACTATACTTACTACTGCAGTTATAAACAATATTATCTCTAGTTTAGTCATACTGCTTTTACCCTCCTAATTTCTTTTCCCTTTAGGTTGTAGACTACCCCGTGTTGAAAATCTATCTTTGCTTTTATTCTTTTTCTGCCTCTCTTTAAAATGCATGGATAAGTTATTGTGTAATTTTCCTCAAATAGCTTATATTCACCATCTAGAAACTTGTCCAATCTATCCCTCCATGCTTCCATGATTAACCCTCCTTTGTATTATTGTTTTAATACTCTAGTACAGTTAAGGTGTAGAAATACTTAGTCTAATCCCTACACCTATTTAGTTTTAAAACTGTCTTTTCCAAATAACTTTTATACTCTTATATTTCTCTTTTAATGTTTCATACAACTCAGTTACCTGTAACCCTGTATTTTCTCCATTGTAGAACCAAACCCCATATTCACTATCTTTATTAGGTTTTCTATATCTTAACTGGAGCTTTTTATCATCAAATTACGTATTTTTAAGTTCTACACGCTCCCATGTAAGAAAGCTTCTATATGCTTCAAGTTCTAATCTCAAATTTCTCATAGCTTCTATACATACACTATAGTTAGTTTCTGCTATATCTCTATTTAATCTTAATTTTGCAATTTCTTCTTTACCTTTAGCTAAGTCATTTATTAGCGTGGCTGGTTGCTTTTCAAGTTGTCTTAATCTTAAAATCTCTTTTCTTAATGCTATTTTATAGTCATGCTCTGCTCTTGCTTTCTTTACTCCTAGAGTTTTTAACTCTATATTTCCTCTAGTTAATGCCTGCTGGCATACTCCTATCTTGTCCATTATTTGTTGTGGCGTCATATTGCCCTCCTTTAACTACACTTCTTTTAATATCTTTAGTTCTATATTTGGATACCTAAGCTTAAACTGCTTATACGTTCTCTTCCATTGCTCCGATTCATAGCCTTTTGTATCTTCTACTGTATAGGTCTTATCTTTATTTAAAACTAGAAAATCTGCACTATAAGTAATTGCTCTATTCTCTCTGTTACCTTCTTGTAATATAAACTGTGGTTGTAGCACAAACCCTGCTATCTCTCCTGCATGAAATAATAATTTAAGTTGGCAATACCTTTTAGCTTCTAATTGACTTCTGAAAAATACCCCATCTATCCAGGTACCTTTATTTTTATATTTCTGTTTTTTAGGTTTAGGCTTTTCTACTTTCTTCCCTCTGTTTTTTAAATATTCTTCATACTGTTCCTCTGTCCACCTCAAAATTGACCACTCTTTCTTCTATAATTCTTGTTCATAACTTTATCTATATTGCAAGCTACATGATCCATGTAATCTGTCCTTTTTATTCTTTCCTTATCTCTCTTTCTCTGCTGTAGCAATATATAAGTTTTATTTGCCTTTTCTTTATTTGACATACAAATGACCTCCCATAAGTCTTTGTATTATATCTACCTTTTCATAGCCTTCTTTATAAAGCTTTAATTTCTTAGTTATTTTTCTTGCTTCACTTGTAGTTGTTTCTAATCTTTCTTTTATTTCTTTTTCTGTAAAATAGTCTTTATCAAATAGTCCAAATAACTTCTTCTGTAATTCTAGCTTGTATTCTAAATTTTTCTTTTTATTCATATGTGGTCCATTATCACCTCTGTGGCAATCTGGACATATATATTTAAAATTAATATTTATATTAGCCATATATGAAGCCTGGCTTCTGAAAATTATATGGTGTAATTCTACTACGTTTTTTCCGCATTCCTCACAATATTTCATTAATTAAACCTTCTTTCAGATTTATTTAGTATGCCAAGGGTATAAAGTTTGTCTTATACCCTTAGCTTTTTAAACCCTAGGATATTATGTTAATGTTTTGTATTTCTTTTAATTCTTCTTGTAGGTATGCTTTTATACTTCGCATTGCTTGATTTCTCCAAGCTCCACCATCAGCTTCAAAAATAGCCGCCTTAGGTCCTTGTTGCATTCTGAATATAAACTTACTTGTCGGCTGTTGTACCTCTGGGAATGTTCTATATGGTGCTAATGCTACTGGATTAGGTACTACTGCTTGTCCTACGCTTGCTACACCGGTTTTTATTGTCACCGCTTGAGATACTCCATCATCACCTGTGCTTTTTACTGCTTCATCTTTTATTAGGCCTGTATATTTGAGTAATACTTCCTTGTCTCCTACATCCACAAAACTAGATTGAAGCATAATATTAAATTCTTCTGTGCCTATGAATCTGTCATAATAAATGTTATTTGGCAAAATAGCTACTGCTCTTATATACATTTCTCTTTCTCTATCCTTATTTAAAGGACTATATAGTCTTACATCATCATGTGATTTTACTTGTATTAATAATTCACTTTGTAATCTATCTGTATTTGTTTTTATATAATCTATTAGTCCTGTAAGTGTTGATACTGTTAATGTGTCTGCTAATGGTCCTGTAACCCTATCTAATCCTTTTGTTGAAAAAGTTCCTTGATTTAATTGAATGATTGGGTCCCTTTTCTCTCCTAAATTTACTAAGTATTCTAAAGCTTCTTTATTTATCATTTTTCATTCCTCCAATTTTATTTTTATTATTTTACTAATTTGATTCCTTTAAGATCTACTTCTTTTTCTTCTGCGGTAGTTAATACTTCGCCAGTTTCTTCATCAACTCTCATAGTGCTTTGGCCTGGTATTTGTTTCTTGTATTCACTCGCAAGTATTCCGCCTTTTCCATCTGTTCCAATTACAATCTTAGCTGCTAGTGGTTTTGTTGGAGCTAATTTAGGCTTAGCCACTATAGATACTTCTGTTAATTCTCTATCTTCACCACTTACAAATGTCATATCTACAGTTAACTTTCTTTTTGTTTTATAATCTGTGTTTGGATCTGCAATATTTTCTAACACCTCCTTTAAAGCCATATTGATTTTTTCTGCCAATGCTCCATCAGCAAAGGTTTCTAGGTTTATCATCTTTTCCATAATATTGTTCTCCTTTCTGTATTAATGTTTTATTATACTCATACACTACAGATATAGAAATGCCTAGAGTAAGCCTATATCTACAGTATTTAGTTAACTATTAGATTCTAATGTCTTTATTTTGTATCACTTAGCGTTAGTTTTTCTTTGCCCTATTTTCTGATATATGTCTGCTATAATAAGTCCTGTTTTAGTTAAATCTGCATCTGTTTTAATTAACTTATTTCTATTCATTATTAATAATTGTTGTCTTGATACCAAGATTAAATTATCTATATGAAAATTTCTTTTATTACCATCACCAAATAATATTGAATGTCCTTTAGGTATGTTTCCATTGTACTTTTCCCAAATTACTTGTTGCTTTAACCTCCATTTATTTGGCTCTTCTACTTTAATTTCTGTATATCCATCTACTGTTATTCTTTCTGATCCAACCTGTCTATGATTTACTGGAGCATTGCCTTTCTTAAACCAGGTTTTTTCACACCCTTTGGCATATACACCTTTTATTCCTTTATTAACTGGTACATTTCCCTTCTTAAATTGTCCTGTAAATCCAGTATTTAATTTATATCTACTTATTGCACCTTTTATTTGGCCCAAAGTAAGATTTAAATCAAATTTTTTATTTATAAAATTCTGAATTTCCCTATAATGATGTCCTGGTGTTATTTGCTTAAGATATTCTTTTTCTTCTTTACTCCATATATGAAGAACTTTGTTTTTACTTCCAGTTGTTCTCCCTGCCATATCTATTAGCCCTCCAACATTTTAGGCATTTCTGTATTATCTTTTCCTAATGTTTCTGCCTGCAACTTTTTAGCTTGTAATATAACATTTGCATTAGAAACTATCTGTGAAGCTATTCCTGTTACTGCCTTAGCCCTAGTTATTTCTTTTTTCAATTCTTCTCCTTCTATATCTTCATCATTTAATCTCTCAAGTTGCATAAACAGATGATTATTTAAATCTCCTAATGTATTTTTCACAATGCTCCCTCCTAATTCCAATTAAAAACTTGAAATACTATTAACTTCTTAGTTTTCCAGCCCCTTTTTCTTAGTTTCTTTAAATGTTTGCATATACTTTTCTTTAAACTGTAACCTTCTTCCTCTAAGGTATCTAACATACCTATGGCCACCTGTATAACATCTAAAACTTCCTCTGCTATGTGTTCTTTGTCTCCCTCTTGTATTGCTTCTAGCACCTCTTTAGTTTCCTCTACAAGCTTGTCTGCTTGTTTTCCCCATGTATCTTTTTTATCTAGTACCATTAACTGCACTACTTTTCCATCTCCCTTAACCTCTCATATTCTTTAAGATTAATTCCTCTAGTTCTTTACTCTTCTTTATGGTCCTTATATCATTTAAACCGTACTTCTCTATGCATTCATATAAGACTTGTCTTACATCTTCCATATTAAATTATTCCTCCTCTACATCATTATTTTTATTTAATTCATATAACACTATTTCTTTGCTTACTGCTCTTAAAGCTTCGTCTAAATCTTCAGTTATAAAATACTGCTTAGCTACTTCATCTGCCCACAGATTAGCTCTTAGACTCAATTTTTCTACTTCTTCCTGGTATCTGTCCAATAAATCCAAACTCTCTAGTAATAATTCCTCATAGTCCATACTTTTCTTTACATATTCTTTTAGAACAACCTTTAAAATTTCATTTTCCTCTTTAAGTGTTTCTATATCTTCTATTCCTTTATTCTCTATTTCTTTAACTAATACAGTTATCATTTTTAAGCCTCCATTCTTCTATATTGCCAATCTAATTTACCTTGTTTTATAAGTTCTTTTCTCTTCCAAGATATGTTCCCAGTACTTCTTCCAAGTTCCCATGCTATTTCTCTATCTAATGCTCCATCTTTTTTCATTTTTATTACTGTGTTTACTTCTTCATCTGTCCAAGGTATATTTACTTTTTTATAAGGTTTTAAACCTAATCTTTTTGATCTATGTCTAACACTACTTGAACTCCTATTTAAAATTTCTGCTATTTCTTTTATACTTTTTGAACTTTTCCATAAGTTTTTTAATTTTCTATCCTCTAATTCATTCCAAAACTGGTGTTGTCTTTTAGGTTTTTCTTTAAAATCTTTTTTTCTTTCTTTATCTACCCAGTTTGATTCTTTCCCTAATATATTTTTTTCTAATTTACAAAAATTAATTATCTCTTTATTGACATAAGCCCATTTCCAAAAATCCTCTATTTTTATTCTCCAAAACTTTCTTTTATATTTAATTGCTTTGTATTGAGCCTTTAAACCTTTATCTTTTATCCATTTATCAACAACCACATGTGCATCTATTTTAAATACTTTTGCAATCTCTGCTGCTGTTAATTCACCTGTAGCTTCTAATGCACTAGAAAGTCCTAATCTACTAGCCTTAATCTACTAGCCTTAATTTCTATAGCATTTTCACTCCTACCAAGTTTTTTAGCTATTCTTTTAAGCGTTGTTTTACCATAACGTCTTTGCAAATATTCTTCTTCCTCTTGTGACCAAACACTATTTCTTGGTTTTATATTGTATTTTTTCATCAAATATGATACTTTACTTTGATTAATATTTAATTTTTCTCCTACTTGTTTTTGTGTAAGTCCCTTGTTGTATAATTTTTTTATTTTTTCTATAATCTCCTTATTCTGCATCTCTAAACCTCCTATTCCTGTGGCATCTGGAATACAAAATCTCTAGTTGTTCTTTTCCCATTGTATATATCATCAAACCTTGTACCTTTTATCATTCTGTCTTGTATCTCATCCAATACTTCTAATGCTCTTTGTTCCGTAGCATATTCTCCTAGAAAATAATGAGCACCGTATACACTTTCTCCATCAATCTCTATATTTTTACAACACACTAAAGTGTCTTTATTTTGACTTCTAATCCATATTCCCATTTTTATCCCCCTTATGCTCTTAATCTATAATTATTTTCTTTTCCTGTAATCTCTACCGTATAATCCTTTGCCATTTCAATTATTCTACTTCCAACACCTTCATCAAAATTTAAAAGCGTATCTGCAGCAAATTCAGAACTAACTATTATTGGTAAATAATTAAGATATCTGTAATTTATAATCTCAAACATAATGTTTATATCTGATTCAGTAACCTTACCTTTGAATAAATCATCTATTAACAAAATCTTCGCTAGTTGGTATTTACTTAGCTGCTTAATGTAATATTCTTTATCTAACATATTTTGTTTTATACTAGTAACCACATCTCTATATGGCATATATACTACTGGTATCTTCTTAATTTCTAAAAAATTTACTGCTAAAGCTATGCTTAAATGTGTTTTACCACTGCCAACTTGACCTATAAAAGCTATGCTATTACGTCTTAAATCCTTTATATTTTCAAAATTTTTATAGTACTCAATTGCTGTATTTTTAGCTAGTTCAGTTATATCGTTATACGGAATATAGTTTCTAAAAGTTTGTTTAGACTGCTCTGGATTAATCCCTGAAGCTTTCCATAATCTTTTAGCTTTCTCAATTTGTTGGCACTTACACATTTTAAAAATAGGCTGACTATCTTCTCTTTCTTCTATAATCCATCCTGAACCATCACATTCTGTACAATTATTTTTCTCTTTTTCAAATGGATCATATAAGTCCTGTTGTATCGGTTTCTCCTTTAAGTTTTGGAGTTGGTGCTTTGTATCCTCCCCATTTGCTTTTGCTCTCTCCTGTATTCTTTTTATAATTTCTTCTATTGGCATCACCCTTCACTTCCCTTTTTTCTTTAATTCCTCCACTAGCTTTCCATCTTTCCAATATGCTTTTAACATAGTCATATCTATGCACACCTGCTTCATCTGATATTTCTGCTGCTTTCATAACCCATTCTTTAGAATATATTTCTATATCTACTGCTATCTTTTCCATAAGCATTGGACTAAGTAATCCAAAATTACATTTTTCAAAATGTTTAAATACTTCTATATTTCCTTTATTACTATTACTACTACTATTAATATCATTATTTAGTTTAATATCATTATTTAGTAGTCCGCCATTTCGCCTAATAGGCGTTTCGCCAGATAGGCATTTCGCCGAATAGGCATTTTGTCGTTTCGGTTCTTCTTTTGTACAAGTAGTTTCATCACTTTTTATGTTTTGAGGTATTTCAAATATTGTATAATCATATCCTCCAATTAACTTTCCATTGGAATCTCTCTTTAGTAATCTTTCTATATACCCATTATTTTCAAGTTCTTTTATTGCTGTCCTTATAGCCTTTTCTCCATCTTTGCAATTTTTTTCTATCTCTGAACTATAAAACTTCCAATTATCTGGCCTACTTAGAAAATAACTCATTAAACCTTTAGCTTTTAAACTTAATCTACCATCATAAACAAAGTACTTATTTAACATTACATAAGGATTTTCTTTATCCTTAATAACTCTAAAAACTGCCATTATATCACCCTCTTTTGTTTCCTTTTTTATCTATAAATAAAGTAAGACATTGCTACAAAACTCCCAAACATTATTGCTGTTGCTATAAGAATAATTACATTAGCCCAAAACTTAAATCTATACTCCTTACTTACCGCTTTTTTAGCTACTACAAGGGCCTTTTTATCTTCTCCAATGTTTCTCTCTAAAAGAGAATCTAAATGATATAAAACTTCTATTCTTTTCATTTTTCCATCCCCCATGTATATTTTTAATATTTTGTCCATATACTAATAAAGATTGAAATATTGTATATGGACGTTGTATAATGGGGCTAAGAGTATTTGCAGGTGCTCTCAGCCGAAAATTACGTAAAATAATTTAGGTTCTAGGTGCTTTGCCGAGCACCTATTTGCTTTCATCTTCCATAGTTTGAAAAACTATTTCATCAGCATCTGAATCATACGCCACTTTACTTATAAAGCAGTTTGGATTTTCCCAATCATATATTGAATATCCGTTATCATATAAAACTCTTATTTGTGCATTTATGCTCTCTAGCATAGTTTTAAAAGAATTATCCAAATGCTTACCTTCTTTCTAAAATGGTACTACCAAATCATATTTCTCTATTTCATCTATCATACTTTCTACCTCATTTTTTATGTTCTCTATATCTCCCCTTTCTGTATATTTTAGGACCCAATTTAATCTATAAATTAAAGCTTCCTTATCATCTTTATCCATAGCTATACCTCCTGGTCTTGTAAAAATGGCGGTAAATCTTCTTCTTTTGTTTCTGGTGTATCTTGCTTTTTACTTAATCCTTTATCTACCAATATCTTGCAAGCTTTTTGTATTACCTGGTCCTTAGCATTTTTCATTAGCCAATCTATATAGTCTGGAGTTTCTTTCATTATTTGGCCTAAAGTTTTTCCTTTGTTTTTACCAAAATTAATTTTTATGTTTCCAGCACTGTTTTCATCAATATTTTGTACATGTTCTTGTTGTAAAAACTCTTGCATTTCTTCTAGGTCCTGTGTAAATACATCACTTAAACTTGCTACTTGTAATACTGCATCTCTGTATGCCTAATGTAAATATCTTACCTTTTATTTTCTTAATGTCTGTGGCTCTCATGGAGTTTTCTGCATACTCCTTTAAATTAACTATCCTATTTTCTAAAGACTTTCTTCTATCTGCTAACCTCTTCTCTTCTTCTTTTAAACCTTTAGCATCCACCTCTATAGATTTAATTACTTTTGCCACATTTTCTAGTTTGGTGTTTATTTCCTCTGCTATGTTATCTAAGCTTTCCTTTAGCATTTCTACTGGTACTTCTGGATTGTCTGCTAAATCCAAAAGATTCTTATAATTTTGTGTTAGTTCATATAATTTTGCCATTAAAATTCCTCCCATAAAAAACGATTAGCTGTACTTCTATAAAAATCTTCTCTAGCTCTCATTTCGCTTAGTTGTAACCCCTTTCTGATATCAAATCTATCTTTTTGGTTACATTTAGCAATCCCCACTCCTTTAATTGCTCCTGTTTCATTTGTCATTACCGCAGTTATGTTTCTACCATTTTTATAAAACTTTAAATGATGCACTTGTTTTTTGAGGCGAGTACCTTTCTTCATTCGCTTACATTCCTTTATTGTTGTAATATCCATTGTATTTACAATAAATAATTCAAATATTTTCTTTTGACTCATTTTTAAGTTTCCTCCTTTATTTTGTACCTCTTTATACTCCTTGTAACTAAATCAACTAACTGTTATCGCAGTGGCCATACATTTTATTTTGGTTTGGCTCTTATCTTCGCCTACTCCCGCTCTAATTAGTTCATTTAGTTACAAGGATTTTGGTACTATTTACAATGTTCTAGCATATACATAAACTAGAGAAGTATATGCATTTTTGCTGTAGTAAAATTTTTTAAAAAGGCTTTTCAGCCTTGCTTAACTTATTTCATAATTTTTTGTATTACTTTCTATCCAAATTAACAAATCTTTTTTAGGTATTCTTATTTTTCTTTCCCCTAATTTTAAAATTGGGAAATTTTTTTGGTATATAAGTTCATATGCAGAATTTTTACCTATATTTAAAACCTTTCTCATTTGATCTACTGTAAGCATCATGGGTAATTCTTCAAATTGTTTTTCTGTCATTACCACCACCTCCAAATTTCTTTATCTATTAGTTCATTTGGTGTAACTTTAAGTGCCTTACATAATCTACATATTGTTTGTAAGCCAGGATTTTCATATTTTCCTTTTTCTAGTTCTGTAATATAACCCCTGGCTACTTTACTTTTGTAACTTAATTTACTAATGCTCAAGTTTCTCATTCTTCTATATTCTTTTGTTTTTAATACTGCCACTTTGGGGATTCCTCCTAAGATTTATTCCCCTCCATCTTACCCTTTTCTTATAAATCTAAGTGATGTTTCCATGCATCTATATTCCAAAATTTTTATAGCATCTTCTAGTAATCTCTTAGCAAACACTGCTGTAATATCTATTCCATCAAACTCTTTTTCTACAAGTTCTAATATTTTATCTATTGTTTCTTCTCTTTTCTCCTGTGTAACAGTTACTTTTATATCTTCCATACTGCTACCTCCAATAAGATTATTTGGTACAAACTACTTCATTAAGTGCTTTTTCTTCTAAAACCCTATAGATAGTTTCAAATGTTAATTTTGCTAAATCATAAACTACACTTAATCTAGTATTTTGAATAATTTCGAAGCATGTAAAATCTGATTTTAACCCAATAACTCCTTTTATGCTTATGTCTCCTACTAAACCTAAGTTCTTACCTACCCCTTTTCCTGGTCTAATTGGTTTATTTCTAATAACTATTTTTTTGACTTTATCTATATTCCCAAGTGCAGCATCTACAGCTATAATTAAATTATTATTTAAATCTATGCTTTCTAGTGTATTTTTTAAATTCATAGCATGAACTGGCTCGTGCAAGGTTCCATATACCTCGATATTTTTGTTTTGTTTTAACATGCTACCAACTATAGGGCCATAACTATCGCCTGTACTCCTGTCTGTACCTATACAAATAAATATTATTTTATTATAAGGTTTTTCTACCTTTGCCAAAGCTTCCTTAAATGAATTATATAAATTATTCATTTAAACCACCTCTTCATTCAATGAATAAAGATTTTTAGCAAGTTCCATTACATCATTCTCATAAAGTTTACAAGCTATTTCATAAAGTTCTGGTATTTTATTCATGACCTTATCAATGTAATCAACTTTACTTTTTAACTTTGGCTTATGATTTTTGTTATATTTCTCTAGTTTATTTTTTATACTTTCAATGTGATACTTCATTTCAAATTGTTTATATAGTTCATTCCAACGTTCTCTATAATTTGCACCTTTGTACCTAACAACTCTATTTAATATTTGCCTTTTCTCTGCTAGTGATATTTCATCTACAAGTCCCACTATAACGTCATCTTTATGTTCTATTTCTTTTTCTTTTAACGCTATGATCTCATTTTGCTTCCTTACAGTTTCTAAGGTGTTCCTAAAAACCATTTTGCTTTGCTCATCCAAATAAGGTAGATAAGTATTAATAAATAGGTCTTCACTTGCAACATAACCACCAGTTTTCCTTATAGTTGGTAACACTTCATCGAATATCCAACTTTCAAATCTTTCTGCTTTCTCTTTAATTTTAGAATTTTTACTTTGATCGGCTGCTTTAACTATAAGTCTATAAATATCTCCTTCTGGAATAATATTTGTTTCCTGAACACCTCCTTGCGAAGGTATTCCCAACTTGGTAATGCCTTTGCAATGCTGAATTACTGCTTTACTTGGATTAGCATATTCTAAAGCTTTTGTTACATCGATACCTACTGCATATGGTTTGTTTTTAAATTTTATCATTCTTATTTCACCAAATTGTGTATGTTTAAAAATTTGTAGTTCGTTCCCCATTTTTCCATCCTCCGTTTCCCTATTTAATTTTTAAGAAACTACATAAACTATATTAAGCGGATACATTTATTTTCATTTTGCTAATTTCAGAAGTAAAAAAAATTTCATCTATAGGTTTACCAAATAATTCTGAAATTTTTTTACCTTCTTTAATAGTAAAATCAGATTTACCATTAAGCTTAAAATTCAATGTAGATACTGTCATATTAAGTATTTCCGCTAATTCTACTTGTGTAATGTGATTTTCTTTCATTAGCCCTTTTAGTTTATCATACATGATTTATCACCTCACTTTTAATTTTCAATTTGCTAATTGCTATGATTTTATTATATATTAGCTAAATGAAAATTGCAATACTATTTTATGATATTTTTAAAAAAAATATTCATTTAGCTAATTTTTATTTTAAAATTTTCAAATTGCTTATAATGTAATTAGGAGGTGTTTGGGTTGAGCAAATTTGGAGAAAGATTAAGAATAGTTTTAGAACAAAAGGATATACAAGGCAAAGAATTAGCCAAAATATTAAATGTAGAACCTCCAACCGTAAGTAACTGGCTAAATGGGAATAGATTTCCTAAAGATGATATGCTAATACAGATAGCTGATTATTTTAATGTATCTGTTGATTATCTCCTTGGGAGAACAGATCAACCTCACGGTTTTTTTCAAGAGGCAGATATAGATGGACATCATTATGAATTTGAATTAGATAAAAATATATTCCCTAATGGAATAACTAGAGAACAAATGATAAATTATATCAAGGAATTAGAAGAAAGAAATAAAGAGTTAGAAAAAGAAGCAGAGTTATCAAGGAAGCTAAGAACTCTTCTTTCTGATAGTAAAGAAAATTAATAGCATTTGGCTGAAAATATAAATAGCATGAAGCTAACAAAGATTTTTAAAAAAAGAATTCTATGTATTTATGTACATAACATTATTGAATTCTTAAATCTTTGTTAGCTTTTTTATTTTGTTTAAAAATGTAGAAAAATAGGTTTTTAAGTAATAGCTTGTCCTAAAATTCTGTATACAGACAATTACATTTTTAAAATAAATATGTCATAATTTTGTTAAAAATAAAATTTTATATTAAAACTTGAAAATTTTATGTAAAAATATTAAAATATACTTGAACATATGTTCTTTATAGGGAGGAGTCTTAATTTATGTTTAATTTTAGAGGGGTATTAAGTTTAAAAAAAGATGGGGAAATAATATATAAAAAAAATGAGTACTGTAAACTGAACAGGGAAGAAACTTCCTTAAATAAATCCGCCGAGCTTGAAGTAAAATCTATGCAGGAGGTGGATGTATAATGCAGACTGTTTTTATAAGAAAAAGAGGTAAAAAATATGTAGTTACTTTAGAATATAGAGATAAAGAAACTGGTAAGAAAAAGCAAAAGGCTTTAGGATCATTCGATAAAAAAAAGGATGCAGAAAAAGTCTTGATAGAAGAAAAATCTAAAATTATTAATGGTAACTTTATTATGCCTGAAAAAATAACTTTTGAAGAATACTTAAAACAATGGCTAGAACAACATAAAAGTAATTTAAGTGTTACTACTTATAGTAGGTATAAATATATAGTAGATAAGCAAATAAGTCCTGCTATTGGCGAAATTGAACTACAAAAACTTAACTCTTTACACTTAGAAAATTTTTATAATTCTATGCTTGAAACATTAAATTCTAAAACAGTATTACAATATCATAGAGTTATACATAAAGCTTTAAATAAAGCTTATAAATTGCAAATTATAAATAAAAATATATCCGATCTAGTAGAGTTACCTAAAATAAAAAAATATAAAGCTAGAGCATTAACTATTAAAGAAGTTAGACAGTTCTTGGAACTTTCTAAGAATACTAGAGTGGAAATGCCTGTTAATCTAGCAATTGCTCTAGGATTAAGAGCTGGAGAGATATTAGGACTATCATGGGATAATGTTAATTTTAATAATAATACTATAGTTATATGTAAAACATTAGTTAAAGATAAATTAAATAAAACATTTATATTCAAAGAACCAAAAAGTGAAACTTCTATAAGGACATTAACTGTACCCAAACATCTAATGGATCTATTGAAAGAGCATAATAAAAAACAAAAACAATTACAATTAAAAAGCTATGGTGCTTTTGAAAATAAATACAATTTAGTTTTTACCAAGTTAGATGGTACTCCCATGGCAAGTGATAGCTTTAGTAGAATATTTAAAGATTTTATAGATAGAAATAATCTACCTAATGTAAGATTTCATGATTTAAGGCACACTAACGCTACTCTTATGTTAGCAAGCGGTACAAGCATGAAAGTCGCATCAGCAAGATTAGGCCACAGTACTATAGGCATAACTATGGACTTGTATACACATGTACTACAAGAATTGGAAGAAGAGGTAGCGAAAAATATATCAAATTTAATGTATTCTTAA